TACGCCTTCCAGATATTTGTGCCCGTTGGATATCCAAATCTAGGAGTTCCTCGTTCAGGCGCACCCATTCACTGAGAGCATCGAAATCGCCCAGAGTTATGTCAACGAGCCTCTGGGCTGTGATGGGTGCTGGCAGATCAGTCAAGAACTCACGGAACTCTAAAAGGTCAATACCTCTATCACCCAGTCCCTTGGACTGATTCAAGGCATCAAGGAACCCCTGGTAAACATCGGTTGCTTCCTTGGTGCCAGCAGCAACACCTTCTATGATGTCGGCTAAATCTTGGAATGCCTGACGGGAAGCCTTCTGCTGCGAACGATGGACTGCCATTACCGCAAAAAACGCTCCCAAGGCCAACACCGCCGTAGAGAGAGCAAACCCGAGAGCCATAGCTGCAAGCCTCACATTGGTAACAGCACTACCAAACGCTTGTATGCGAGGTGTAGCCCCAAAAGCCTTTCTTCCTACTTGGAATAACTTATCCCCCAGGAACCCAAGGACTTTGGCACCGGCCAGGGTGATGATAAGAGGCATCATCTCTTTGAAAATGTCGAGGTTCTCTTCGATGATTATCAAGAATTCAGCCAAGGTTCTAGCAACATTTTGAATTCCTGCCGTAGTGGATTCCCCAGTCGAAATCCTTAGGTCATGGAAAGCGTTTTTGAGGAGAGTGATCGCTGATTCGGTAGTGCCGAACCTTTTGGAGGCTTCTTCGTTGAGAGCCAAATTGGCCGCAATGGCTTCGTTGGCTTGTTCCACTCCGATTCGGAGAATCTCGTATCCTGATGCACCTTTAAGCAGCAGTCCAATAGTACGTTGAGAGCCAAGGCCCACCTCTTTGAGGATCCCAGTGGTGTTGCCCCCTTCTTCATTGACCCTGTTCAAGCCTTCTTCAAATTGGAGGAAGGCTTCGGTTGGATCAGAATCAAAAAGATCGACAAACTCTTCTTGGGTGATCCCGAGAACCCCTGCGAATATTGCTAGTTCCTCGCCACCTTGTTGAACAGCTTGGGTCATCTGAATGAAAGTTCTCTGAACAGCAGTAGCACCACGCTCTACAGGTTCTCCCAGAGATGTGAAAGCAGCCGCCAAGCCCAGAACATCCCCTTCAGTGAGACCAAGAGTGGAACCGATACCGGCAAGTCGAGTTCCAAACCCGAGAATTTCTGATTCTGTAGTAGCAAAGTTGTTACCTAGTTCGACCAGACCTGACGCTATGTTGTCTACCTGATTGAACCCCGAACCCATGATGTTGATGAAACGAGCTATTCCGGTAGCAGCCTCATCCACTCCAAGGTTGGTAGACACTCCTAACTTGGCGATGTTCTCGGTGAACTCTTCGATATCCTCAATGGGGACACCCAACTGTCCACCCAATTCTGCAATCCGGGCCAACTCTCCGACTGTGATGGGAATCTCCAAAGCTAAATCTCGGATTCCCCGAGCTAGTCGATTGAACTCCTCTTCGGACCCGTCAACAGTCTTGCGGACCCCGGCAAAACTCGATTCAAAATCTATGGCGGCTTTCGCTCCGATGGCCATCGCAGCCCCAACACCAACCAAAAGAGCAGTACCGGCAATAGATGAGGCAGAGGCCAATCGGTGTAGGGTGGGTGTGACATTATCGGCGGCATGCCGTCCTGCACGGCCTAGACGGTTAAGATCTCTCTCCGCACGATTGAACCCAGCACCTCGATAGTTACTGATTACGTCAATGCGAACTGTCTGGTCAGCCATAAGGTCAGGTTACCTAGAAGGTTCTCTTTTTGGCGGGCTTGAGAGCAGGCTGAAAATAGGGATGGTTGGGTGTTGGTTCCATGTGGACTTTGATGCCATGCGCTTTGGGATTGTCCTTGTGTGCGGACGAGAAGGCCTCTTGGGAGATCCGACATCCTTGGCACATATCGGTGATAGCAGTGTACGCCTGGAAATGACCCCCTCTCTTTGGATCCCATTCATCTCGACGGGTACCGCAGTCATCACACTTCAGTTTTTGTTCGATGACCCAGGCTGTGATTTTGGCTCGATCTTCGGGAGTCCACTCGTTGGGACCACCCAGGAAAAAGCTGTGGCTTATTCCTCGTTCTGCTGTGTAATCAAGTTCGAGACCGAATCCATGATCGCTTCGGTATCTCTCCTGGTAAAAGGGACGGAAGCCTGTTCCAGGCACGCCTGTAGGGCAGCATTGAACAGGGCTTCCACATCACCCCTTCCCCATTCGTCGTAAATCTCCTGAGCGTCAATATCGCTCATCTTGGGATCTATGGCGGCTGAGGACCAGAGTGCCGGCACAAACCCATCAGGATTCCACTGGAACTTGTCCTTTTTTTGGGCAGGAGTAGGAGGGAAGGCTTCTACTAGAGCATCGAACTTGCGTCGGCCTATGTCACGAAAAACAAAGGTAACTTTCTCGTCTTCTGCTTGTTCTCGTAGCTCGTCGATCTGTTTCTGGAGACCAGGGGCTACAGGTGTCCTGTTCTCTTTCTTATCACGACGTTCGGCTGTAGCGTGTCGGCGCTCTAGCTCGTCGATAGTGCGGGTGAGTTCAGGGTTGAGGATCATCTCAACGCTGACTTCGTTCGGTTTCTTCAGCCGACGAATATCCTCAAAGGATTTGCCGACTTCTTTAGGCGACAACAGTTACGTCGATGTTCGGCTCGTCCAAAGTAGCAAATTCAGTAGTGAACATCTGGACCGAGTTGTCGTCAAGGGTGGCGTCAGAACGGGTGATAACCCGAAGATTCCAAACGTCTACAGCATCACCGGTTCCGAGAGCAACAGTGGAACCACCGAAACGACGGACGATGAGGTAGCCAGTGGTGTTCCGAGGGAACAAGTCAAAGGCTGTATCGGTGGTGTCGTCCCGGTACATCGAACCGTTGACTGACCCGCCGAACTTACCGGCGACGGTCTTGTTGAAAGCCGATGACAAGTCAGAGCTATCGACAGCATCGCCGTCGAGGGGAGTGTCGAGCGATGACAAGAAAGGGGTAACGTCGGTAGAACCCGACACTTCAGCGTTGGTGGGTGGGTCTGATACCGAAGTAGCCCATCCGACTCGGACTTCTCCGTTAGAAATTAGGCGTGCCAAGTAATCCTCCTACAGATCATTCGGAAGTCAGGTTAGTCGCTGTCTTCCATATTTTGGGAATACTACTTCTTCTCAGTGGTCGACGGCTTCTTGTCGGAAGACTTAGCTGAAGTTTTGGCTCCAGACTTTTTCTTCTTGTCGGCTTCAGCCAACTCTTTGGGAGTTGGTGGGGGCGGTGGAGGATCCGTGGCTCTCCATCCTGACTTCCGCCAGATGTAATACTGTTTCTCGTCGATCTCCTGTGGAGGCTTGTCCTCCATCTCGGGATGAGCAATCCACATTTTGTCACTCATGATGGGGTCGTATCCATTTGGTAGCGGTCGTATCCATAGAATAGTGGATCGGGCAGGTCGTCGTCACGTACTATCCCAGAAAAGGGAGATATCAGACGAATATCACGTACTCGTCGACTGGGAATCGTAACGTTTGATTTGTCAAACAAAATGGCTCTAACCAAATCAATGGCAGCTTGAGCAGAGAAGCGGGTTACTCCAACTGATGTCACCTGATAGATGATGGTCACATCAGCTTGAGTGTCAGACAAAGGACCATCAAAACCACCACCGACTATCGGATAGAGAACCACATAAGGTGGACTGGCCTCGGATTTGTCAGGATTGCGAGGAGCCTCACTGTCACCCACTAAGAAGGGAAGTGAATTCAAGGCTGTGAGTATGCCTTGAGTGTGGTCATCTGTGTTTATGACTGTTCTCATCACCTATCACCTTCGTCTACCACTCAGAACGCCAGATTGGCTCACGTAACGAGACATGAATTTCCCTGCTTGAAGATTGTAGATACGTTGTGCCCCTGAAATCTGGGCAGTAACGGATTGATTAACGAATATGGTCCGAGAGCCTACTCCGATAAGTCTTCCCGTTACCTTACCCGTAAGTCGTCGAGTGATCCTAGCCCCAACGACTCGACCCATGACTGACTGAACATCACCAAGGATTCTGGCACCACCAAGCAAACCAGCACGGATTTTAGAAAGACCAGGAGCGCGAATTCCTAGGATGACTCGGTCTCCGATGAGTTTTTCTGCTCCGTAGAGGAAGGCTCGGAGTTCGGCCATGTGTGCTTGGAGAACTGACTTGTATTCAGGGGTTCTAGGTGAGAATTTGGTTCCAGCTTTAGCAATCCTGGCTAGTTCGTTCAACGCCAATACAAGTCCGGGGAGTATTTCAAAGAGAGCGTTTGACATAAAGGGCCGAGGTCCTTTCCTGGCATGAGGACCAAGACCATATTCAATAAGGGGAGCATAAAAAGTGGTGGGTCCAACTGAAACAGTAGAGGAACCAGGACCGGTAGACATGAAATGGTGAATAGACTTGTAGGTGTCACCAGACAAGATGGGCACTGTTCGACGAGCGGCTGCGGTCATAAGCTCACCAGCTTCGTTGAGAATTGACCAGATCATCCCCGGCAAGAATTCGTCCAGGGCTGCATAGTGTTCGGCTGCTACGTTGAGTCCTGTAATTCTAATCTGAATATCAGGTCCAATTTTGGGCCTGAACATTTGTCCAGCACCAGACTGCAAGACCTTCTTCGGGAAGTAGTGTCCTTTAAGTGGCCCTAGATCAACTCTTCCACCACGACTAGGCAGACTGATGGTGGTGTCAGGTATTCCAATTCCACCAGGAGAAACGAAGTCGATGGTGCCGGCCACACCTATTCTCTGATGTCGATGGTGGTCAGCCGGCGCAGGGAAATGTCAGAGACGTATAGAACGTCTTTGATTACTTGGTCTCGGCCTATGGCGTTGGTGTCGTCAGCGGTGACCAGGGTGAATATGTCTCCCTGTTGAACATCGCCACCATCCCAAGGGATAAGAACCCGGTTCTGGTTCTGGTAGACCTGTTGTTCACCGTGAACGTCGAAACGGTCACGCCGTGAAACGATAGGCGAGTAGAAACAGGGACCGCTGAAGATGGTGGTGGTCTCGGGTGCAAGGTAACTGGCTGTGGCTTTGATCGGCGTGCCGGGAGACAGTTCCCGCCAGATGAGACAGGTAGCGTCGAGTTCGGCTTCTTGGTCTACTCGGATGCCGTCCAGTTCAATGGGGAGTAGTGAGCCTGCCATTAGTAGTAGAAGAATTCGGTGCCGGGAACAAAGATCATGTGTTGGACTTTAGGCCAGCGTGGTTTGAGTCTCTGGGCAAAGTCGAGGTCGTCGGTGGAGGGATAAGCATCGACAGGATGGGAATGGTAGATGAACATGACACCGGCTCCGTGACGTAACCCTGACCAACCTAGCTTACGGAAAATCCTCCAGTAGCCGACTAGGAAACGGTCGTGGCGACGGGACCAGTTTTTGAGTCTCAGGGTTGAGCCGTTATCGAGTAGCAGACCCACAGCTTCTTTGGGATATGAGGCTATGTAGTGGTCGTTGAGTTCAGCTTGAAGACTCGGCGGCATGTCTTGAAAGGAGAGTGGCGTTCTTCCCTTTTGGCTTGTCGCGTAGTAGTCGCTCATAGTGTTCCACCTGGAATTGCAGGAACT